CCTTTTGAAGAAGTATATGAAACTGGACTAAATGTTCTAACTACTCCACCTGTACCACCTAAAGTATTTGTAAAACTTTGACCATTTACTGTTGTTGCTGTTAAATTACCACTTAAGGTTGTATTACCTGTTACAGTTAAATTATCTGCTACTGTAGTTTCTGAAGTTGTATGACCTATTGTTATAGGCGCACCACTTACTGTTCCAACTTTAACACCTTCACTTGTATTCCCTGCACTTAAAGTAATACCACCAACATCAGATAAAAGATTAATTGAATCAGCACCACTACCTGTATTAGCATATATTTTTATAGTTCCATCTGTACCACTATCTTCTTCAATTTTTATAGAATCTGTTTCATTAACAGTAGAAGTAATATTTATATTACCTGTTGCATCTATAGCTAAGTCAGTTCCATCACCTTCAATTTTTTGATTAGATGCGTGTCCAAATGTTAAACCTACATTAGCAGGTATATTAACATCTGTACCTGCAGTTAAGTTTATATCTGTTCCAGCAGTTAAGTTTATGTCAACTCCTGCGGCTATAGTTAAGTTTGCAGAGCTATCAGCAGAAATATGCTCTCCACCATCTGCATCATAAAAATATAACTTTGTTCCATTACCACTAATCAATGCACTATCAGTAGCTAAGAATAAAGCACTAGCAGTAGCATCACCATCTTCAACTACTCTTAATGTTCCATCTAGTCCACCACTTTCTATTTTTAATAACAACGGATATGTATCTGATATCGCTGTTCCACTTAATGTTGCCATAATCTCCTCTTAATTTTCTATACTATTTGTATCTGGGTTCCAAGTTTTACCAACTACCTCAAATTGAGATGCCCAAGCATTTATTTCATCTTGTGCCGCATTTGATGCCTCTGTAATAATACTTTCTTTTGACTTGCTACCTGTTGTTACAAGTTTATCAATAGCAAGTTTATTTCCTTGAGCATCTGTAACATAAAAACCTACTCTTGTTTTAGATGAGTCTTCAGTATCTGTTTCATAACTTTTAATTACATATGTTAAACTCATTTTTTATTCCCTTATAAAACTGGTGCTTGTCCTGCACCCACTATCATAATTTTAAATGTTGCTGTGCTACCTATTCTATTTTTAAATGTTATTGTGTGAGAGTTTATAGTTGATATAACACATATAGCACCATCAGTATCGGTTGCACTAAAATTATAACCACGTGAAACAACTACTGCTGAAGCAGGACTATATCCTACTGTAAAAATTCCACCAGAACCACTAGCTCTTTCGTAAACATAAATATGAGCAATTGAAGCTTCTCCTGCTCCTGCAATAGAAACTGTTGTATCATCTGCAACTGAAATAGTATTTGCACCTATTCTACCAACTCCAGTTGATGTCATAAATATACTATCACCAACATTATTAACGTGATGTGCAAGAATATTTCCAGAAGCACCTACGTCTAAAGTATATGTTTCTGCTTCAACTTGTAACCCTTCATATGCTGTTCCCCAGTCTCCAACAGTAATTCTTCCTAAATCACTACCTGTTACATAGTCCATAACTATGCCTTCACCTGCACTTCTATTAGCAGAATTAGTAGCTATAATACCACCATTAACTGTTAATTTTTCAGTTGGTGTTGCTGTGTTAATACCAGTTTGACTTGTATCACCTTCTACAACTAATTTACCAGAACCAACATTAAAATCATCTCCTGCATCTGTACCAAGAGTTACACCAATAGAAGTTCCTGCGTCAGAACTAATTGTATCTAAAGCAATATTTCCAACATTGGTAATTCCATTATCATTAAATGAAGTAGCGCCTAAACTAATTGTACCTGTTGCAGTAAGATTTGAAGAACCAACATCAATGTTTCCAAAACCACTTGTAATACTACCAGAATCTAATGCTCCTGTAGCTACAATATTACTACCTAATCTAGCATCAATAACATCATTTAATGTTGAACCATTTACGGTTATAGCATCAGCTTCAAGAGTTCCATTAATATCAGCATCACCTTCTATATCTAATGAATTTGCATCAAGTTCTCCTGTTAATGTAATATTTCTAAAAGATGCGACATCTTTGTTTGCATCTGCTGTTACTGTTTTACTAGCAACAACTGTACCAACTGCGGCACCTGTGTCATTATAATTAAGTTCTGCGGCTGTTGAAGTAACTAATGTACCTCCAAGCTTTAAACCATTAGAAGTATCGTGAGAAGCTACATCAAAGTCATTTGAACCATCAGTTATTTGAATTTGATTAGATGCAACTTTAATTGGAAACGTAGTATTTCCATCACCATCTTTTACTTCTACTAAATTAGTTCCATTACCACCACTTTTATGATTTAAAGTAAGAAGTCTTTGATAGCTTCGACCTACACTTCTGCCAGTTAGCTGACTAACTTTAGGTCTAATCAATTTTTACCCTCTTATGCCAAGTAGTGTTGCGTTAGAGTTAGTATGGTTTACAACGTTTTTAAAGTTGCCATAAACTATATCTCCAGGCTGTAAAAATACAGTTCCCAAGTCATCACCGACATTAGACTCTGCAGATACTATTTGCACAAACTGTGAAGCATATGCTGTAGTACCTGGAGTAACTGCGGCTAAACATTGTAAAGCAATCCAACCATCAGAACCGTCTGGTGTTTGTGTGTTAGTATTGTGTTCTGCAACAACATCAAAACCGTTCTGAGCATTTTGCAAATTGGTTGCTTCTTGCCCTGTATATTTATTAATGCTATAAGTCATTTATTTAATCTCCAATTAATTATTGTGTTCAGTTCTTCTTAAACCTGTACCATCACGCCAAGTAAATCCAAATGGTACAATCTGTCTTGCTCCACCTACTTTGTCTCTACCTGCATTTTCTTTCATATGTTGTTTATATAATCTTTGATATTTAGCCGCATTAATTAAAGACTCTTGGTCTTGTTGGTCTTCAAACAACTTATAGTTTACATAATATATAAGTCCTGGGTGTATTGTATCATCGACATCTGGAACATCAGATAGCTTTTCTATTTCATTGGGTTGAGCAGTATATTCAACTAACAAACCATCGTCTATTGATTCATCTATTGATTCATAATTATTTTTAGAATTAGTATTTCTTGATGTAACAAGACCTAATCTATCTGTTGCAAGGTAATATGCTAAATATCTTTCTGGAAATCTATATGCCATTATGCTTCATCCATATTTGTTAAATCTTGATAATCTAGTAACCTAGGTATTTTTCTATATTCATTTTCATTATCTTTGTAATAAACACCGTGAATTTTGTCAACTCTTAAATTAGAATTTCTATCTCCAATATTATAGAATCTTTGATTTTCTACAACATCTAATTTTGCAAATCTTCTAGTAACTTTATATTTTCTTAAGTCTCTAATGGCATCATTGACTAATGCCTTAACATATGTTTCTCCTGCATTAGGATGAACTTTTCTTACTCTAGATAATATTTCTTTAAATGTCATCGCATTAATCCTTGTATTGCTTTATTATATTGACCAACTGCCCAATTATATTGTTGCGCTCTTGCTCCTGCTAATTCAATATCTTCATCGTCTAAATAATTAGCAACTATTCTTTCTGCACCTTTCATAACAGCATATAATACAACTACGTATTCAGCTTCATCTGGAAAAGTACTTATAGAAGAATCACCGTGTGCAACACTAGGAAATTGAACTTCTGAATATTTTCCAACAGCAGTACTAGCTGATGGCAATATATTTATCTTATTGTTTTCAAGATAATATACAGGGTCTGTTTCACTAGCAAAATCCATTTCTAATGGGTCAGATGCTCTGCCTTTCATAGAAGACATTATTAGCCTACAAGGCTGGTCAATAGTTCCATCATTTCTTCTAACATTAAAAATTTTAGTTGTATTTAATGTTTCATCTTCTGAACCAACAGCTTTTGGTGTAAATGTTTGTTCTGTTGCACAAGTAATTAACATACTAGATGGCATCATATTAATTACCTCTTTGGCACCATCTGTTAAAAAAGAAGATAAAGCAGTTGTATCGCTTGAACCACTACCTGCAGTTGTTTCAACTACACCTATCATATCTTCTATTTGTACTTGAAATGTTGCCATTACTTCTTCTTATGCACCATTTGAACATCAAACTTAGCTGTCATACTAGCACCTTTATGAGGTTTATATCCACCTGCAGGGTTCTTCATAAGCTTATATCCAGTTTTGCCAGACTTCATCCAATGATAACCTTTAGGTGCTTTTACTATTTTTTTCATATTAATCCTCTATAACTACTATTTCTACATTAACATCTGCAGTATTTGCTAAAGCAAAATAAGTTGATTGAGCGGCTCTAAATAAAGAAAACTCTCCAGCTTTTAATTTTAAAAAATAAGCTGAATCATCTGCATCACTAATCTGCACATAATTAGTATCATCTAAGTTTTTAATAAATACATAACCATATGTACCAATATCTGATGCTACACTTATTGCTTCATTTGCACTATTACCTACTACAACTATTGATTTGCTATAAGACTCACCACTAACATCAATGTATTTAGAATCGTGTTTAGATTCTTTTACACCTGCTTTGCTGTATTCTAAATGAGCTTCTATTCTAAGTTCGTTAGCCATTAATACATTCTACCTCTAGAATTTTTATTTTTGTTCATACCTTTTTTCTTCTTTGGCATAGTTTTCTTTTTAGCTTTTTTCTTTTTCATACCTTTTCCATAATGTCCTGGCATATCTAATATCTCCTCTTAAAGTTTTTAACATCTTCAGATATAGGAACTTGTGCAAATTCTATATCCGTTCTTTTACCTCTTTCTGTACGCATATACAGATTTGTTGTCCATTTTTTATTTTCTGTAAAGTCTTTACCACACTTTGGACAAATGGAACCTTTGTGGTAACCGTGTTTATTACATATCTTCGATATTATCATAGAGGTGGAAAAAGGTTCGACGCTTTGACCACCTAATTCGAGTTAAAACTTTTATTGTTTTATCTCACAGTCAATGACTGCTAATCCTTATTGATTCGGATTATGAAGTTTGGATACCGTTATTAATACCACTAAAAGCAGTTCCAACATATTGGCCATTTAAGTCATACATTAACTCAACAACATCACCTCTTTGAGCTGTTGTGTCAAGAATAATATTAGAAACTTCTGTACCTGCTGTTGAATTAGCGGCGTCTCCACCTGCATCTTTATTAACAATATTAATTATTGCACTACCTGCCGCAATAGTAATGTCGCCTGTTGGAGTTTTCTCCTGCACGACAAACTTTGCATTCCAGCCTGGCTGGTTTTGTGTTGTAGGTGGCAATGTAATTGTAAAAGCTCCACCAGAAGACTCAACCATAAAAGTCTTACCACTATCGGAAAGACTTAATGTTTTAGCCGCTGATACTAGCTCTACATTTTCTAATTGATATTGTTTACCATAACTACTGCTATTTTCGTTTAGTACGTCACTTCTCATTATACACCTTCCAAGTTAATCAAAGCGTGAGTTTCTGGAAGAGATACCTCAAGACCTGCTTCTGTTAGAATTATGTCTTTTCTTAAATCTTCGTCAGCACTTTGAACGTTAGTTATAATATGAGTATCACGATTTATTCCATTACCAACAAGTGGTCTATATGAAACGTGGTCTAAATCAACCAACATCATAAAACCTGCGGCAAATCCTCTAAATAAAGATTCAGCTACTAAAGAAACATCACCGTGAACGGTTTGAATCTTATTAACCAAATGACCAAATGGCCCTTGACTAGCTTGAAACATATATCTAGATAAATCAGTTGTAGTGTTTAAAGAACCATCAATAAACCCACCTAATTTGTTAAAGTGAGATATTACTGGTCTTGATGCTAAAGCTAATTTAGCTCTACCACCACCTCTTGCTGGGTCAAAAATAACTTCAAAGTCTTCAAGCATATCATCGTATGTAAACTCTGCGGCTGTGTTAGACTTGTAGTAAGGTGTACCAGAGTTATATGATAGTTTTGAACCATCATTAACAACGTTACCTAAACCATTTTTGATTGTAGAACCAACAATACCTTCAGTATAGTTAATTCCATTTGCTGTTCCTCTTTGACCAAAAAGCATAGCTCTTTCAATATCAACCTTATGCTCTCTTAGTTTTAGATTCCAAATTCTGTCCCATTCATCTGCATACCCTCTGTATTGAGTAGCTCTAGCTGTATTTGTTAATTCACAAGCTGTTTTAAAGATTTGAGTAAAACCAAAATCATTATCCATTTCTTCTGAAAATACATCTGGAGCGCCACTACCTTCTGCGAAAGAAGTTCCGATTACTGTAGCCTTAGAATTGTCTGCGAGTGCGAGAGTGCTACCACCAGGGTTTGATATAGCTGTAACTACACAAGTTGTCTGTGTGGCAGAACTTGAATTATCAACAGACTCGATACGAACATTAGCTGTTGTTGGCACACTATTACCGTCAACATCACCGATAGCTACTACCATTCCTGGTATTAACCAATCGACTCCATCACCGCCAGGTGTGTCAAATACTACAGAGTCTGTACTTCCAGCGGCTACTAATGTAATACCACCTTTTAGTAAGAAAGACCTGTCAGTAAAGCTAATCTTTGTTCTGTCTTCTAAGAATCGGAATTGAGTATCAGTTGTTGGTACTTTTGCTACGTTTGCCAAGTATACAAAAAACGGACTCTCATCTGGTGCTAATTCAGCTACTCTATCACTAAAATCGAATAATCTACGGGTGCTTAGAGTTAAGTCAGAACCAGGAGTGTTGAATTTTACTTGACCACTATTATATGTAGGCATTTTACCTTTTCTCCTATTCCATTATTTAACATTATAAAACGTTACTCCTACTTCCTGCTTTTTGGACTCTGTCCCACATTCCATCTACTTCAGATTTCTGTTGTGGTGCTTGTCCCTGGATTACTCCAGCAGAACGAGGAGCTTCTTTGTTTGCCCTCACGGCTTCCATTGAAGAAACTGTTCTTTCAGAAGG